GTAGCAATAACGTTGAAGCCTCTTTGGTCTTCTCTGATTGCTTGGTTAGTGTCGATCTCTGATTTAAGTTGTTCAACGATCACTTTTCTCTGTGCTTTTCTACCAAAAGTACCAGAGCCGTCTGCGTTGTTGCTTGATTTAGTAACCCATCTGTCAGGGAAGTAAGTTGATACGCTCTCGTTACTTGCTCTGATGTTACCTAATCCTGCTGAACCGCTTCCTGGGTATTTCGTAGTTGTGATGTAATTATTTTTGTATTCCTTAACATTGTAACCAGATCTTCTTGTGTTCCATAACATGATACCTTGTGGGTATAAGTCTGGATTAGGAGCATCTGGGTCTAGGAAACCATCGCTCAATAAGTCTTTGATTGAACTTGGTGATCCTGCACCTCCTGTAGACAATGAATCTGCTTTGTCCGCCGTTGTGTGATATCTAGCATCTGCAAACACAACACCGTCTTCTGTTGTTTGGTCTGCTTTGTCAACTAGTTCCCATGCCGCACCCGAAGTGGTAACTGCCACTTGGTTCGCTGTGTTTGTAGAACTTATAGTTGCTGATGTGTTGTACTTGTAAAGTTTTGGATAGTTTTCAAGGTCACTTGTGTCAATCCATAAGTCGTTGGTTACAAGTGCAGTACCATCTGACTGTGTAGTCGGTGCTGTTGCTGAAAACTGTGGACCATTTGGATCTGTACTTGCGTATGCTGTTGCGTATCCAACCCAAGTTGTACCATTGTGTGCCATGATGTCTGCTTCGTCAGTCGCAGTGTGGTACCATAACGTACCGTCTGCTGGCTCATTAGTTGGTGAACTTGTTGAAGCAGTGTAACTCAATCTCTTCCAGTTACTTGCCATTATACCTGTGTTAGCACTTGAGTCAAGGCTCTCACCTGTTGGTAGGTCATATAAGTTATCAATCAATGTTGAACTGTTTGCCGTGTATGTTCCATAACTGTGTGCCGTTGTTGCACTGAAACCTGCATCTGCTAATGGTGTTCCTAGCGTGTCAAACATTCTGAACTCACCGCCCAGTTTGTGTGTCATCACAATCGCGCCAGCAGTTGTCTTACTTGCTGAAACGTTTGTTAGGCCTGCACCGTTCACTGCCGCAATAAAGTCATCAGCACCAGTACCACCTAGTGTTACTGTCACTGCACTGTTTAATGCTTCTTGGTTCTTAACTGATTCTTGTATAGAAAAAGTTTCTGAACTTGTGAAAGTTGGAGATGTGCTGTTACTTGTGATAGTTGTAGCACCACCTTCGTGTCTGAAAAATTGGAAGTCACCAACGTTTGGAGTAGAATCTGTGGCATCGCCTGCAGTCATTGACTCCTCAGTTACGTTGTACTGTGCGTATAAAGTTCCAACTGTTATTGCAGTTCCACCGTTCGCCGCGTCTATGTTGAAGATCGCAGAGTGGTGATTAGCATAAAGTGGACTAGCAACTTGAGAGAAACTAGCACTTGATGAGCTGTAAATTTTAGCAACAAGATCAGCACCTGAGTTTGCACTTGTAGTCTTGAACCAAACTGAACCGTTAGGTCTGTCTTCGTCTGCTGTTTTCCAAGTAGGTCTGTTAGTGTGTTTGTCTTGTAAGAATTGCACACCATTTTTAACACCTGCTGTGATTCCAAGATCTGCTAAAAGCGTTCCTGAAACTGCTTCAAATCTGATAGTGTTAGTACCACCTGCTGAGTCACCTAGTGCCTTACCATTGTGGAAGATTTCTAGGTTACCTGTTGTAGCGTTTACACTTGCTGTCACGTTTGTAACACTTGATCCGATATTTGCCGCAACGTTGGCCAATGTTGTACCACTTGTTGTGATTTCGATTCCATTGATCGACATTTTATGACCACTTGTTACTGTCGTACCTGAAGCAACTGTCACAACCGGTAAAGATGTGTGCCATGCCTCTGAACCAACGTTTACCCAAGTGTTACTTGCTGTCTTCTTGTAGATCTTGTTTGTAACGTGTGTTGTGTTGATTGCGTAATCACCAATTACACCTATTGAAGTTTTTGGTGCACCAGTTGAAACACCGCCAACTAGGTCACTTGTTGCAGTGATTAGTGTTGGAGTAATTGTTGTGAATGATTGATTAGTTTGTGACCACTCAAATAAACCGTAACTGCTTGATGCAAGGTCAAACCAGTATGTTCCATCTGTTGGTGCCGCTGTCGGTGCCGAGGCACTTCCAACTAAACCTGCTGTGTCCACGTTCGCTCTAAGGACGTATGCTCTGTTGGCAACTCCTAAGAATGAGTAAGCCGCTTGTAAACCATACTCGTTCAACTCATAACCGTTTAGGCTATTACCTGATGCGTCTGTGTAGAATTTCGGATCTCCGAAAGTCTCTGTTAATTCTCTCTGAGACGAGATCAAATAAGCAGTGTTGGCGTTGGCAGTAGTTGTTCCTACAGCAGTTCCGTCTCCGGCTCCATTTGTCTTGTCCTGTGATGATGCTACTATGAATAGTGGTGTTGTACCCGCATCTGATGGTACGTAGAAACTTTCGTTTATTACTGAAACCTCTACTCCTGGTGATGTTAATGCCATTTTTCGTATTCTCCTTGCAAGTTACGTATATACTAGAGTTATTTATTCAATCATACGGTTTTGTTGACATAATTTACCGTTTTCGTGGTGCCTATATAGGCGACGTAAATACACACATGCAGTACAATGACAGACCTTTGTGTACGGAGTGTAAGACCAAGCCCAGAGCCTATGCCTACAAAAGATATGGCAGGGTTTACTGGCGTAGTCTCTGTGACACCTGTAACAGGAAAAAGGCCGGCAAGCGAGTAGGAGGCGTGACAGCACTGCAAAGATCCGGGTATAAAAAGAAGAATAAGTGTGAACTTTGTGGTTTTAAAGCACAGGCCAAAGCACAACTAGATGTGCTGTTTGTGGATGGTGATCTGAGGAATACTAGCGTTAGTAATCTAAAAACTGTTTGCGCCAATTGCCAAAGGCTGGGCAGTATCCGTAGACTTGGTTGGCGTGTTGGTGATCTTGTCGCTGATGATTAGGTCATCGATCTTGGCGTATAGTTCTTCTTTTGTGCCATTGTTCTCAATGACAAAATCAAACTCTTCCTTTGCCCATGCATATTCTGAAGAATGTATACCTTTGGGTTCTATGTTTCCTTCGACATAACTTGTAAACCAATCAGGATCTTTGAATCTTTTTATTAGTAAAATTACTCCACCTTGTTCCCTTATCTGTTTCACCTCGTTGGGAAATCGTGTGTCTGCTATCACCGTGTTTTGGCCTTTGTATCTACCTATACAACTGTCAACCCAAATTCCGTCGTACATCTGACCACGCATCACTTCTGTGCCAAAGAACTGTAACACCCATCTTGGCGTGGTGGGTTTTCCGAACTTCTCACTCCAGAACTTGTCTGGTTGTTCTCTCCAATATCTGCTGGATTCTGTGTCTCCTTCGAGCATAGCTCTATCCCAATTGAACATGGATGCCACAGCATCCTTTAGACTTTTAGCGAAACTGTCTTTTTGATATCCGTGTTTATCCACGAGTCTGTCCGCAACTGTGCCTTTGCCAGAACTTATTAAACCTACTATACCTATTAACATAGGTTTATTATACTATTTTTTTAGACGTTTTTCAATCTCTTTGATTGCTTTTTTTACAGATCTCAATATTGATGCTCTCAGAGTTTTCTTGCGTTCTTTCAACGCTTTTATGCTCATTGTTTCCAATTCCTCTACCAACTTTTCCAGTTCATCCAGTGATAGGTTAGAATAATTTTTGTGATGGGAGTCTTTCATGCAGGGTATTTAAATGAAGTTTAGTGTCTATTAACCAATAACAAAACTGTGTGGCGTTCCGCCTTCTTGGAAGTTTCCTATGTCTGCTTCCAGTCTTTCAATCTCTGCCTGGCCTTCGTTCTTCAATGCATCACCGTTCAGTGTTGTGCCACCCTGTGGACCTGCGATGGTGTTAAATTTACCTCTTGCTTCGCCTAACATTATTTTAGATACAGCAAGTGTGTAATCTCTTATCCATGGTTTCGAATATATGTCTTTGAACAGTGTGATGTCAGGTCTGTAGTTGTCAGTGTGCATGAGCACCGTCTCATCGTCTGCTCTTGGTCTCTGTGTAATAGTTAATTTTTTTGTAGCAACATCAAAGTGGAATTGGATGAAACTTCCAAACATTTTTCCAATCATTTCTTGGTACGAAGCGAATGCATAGTAAGTTGCCAATCCGCCTGTTGCTCCTGCCCTCAGAAGATACGTGTTTGTGTATGCAAGATTGAATGGTTCAAACAGTGTTCCGCCTTCACCACCTTCAGTTCGTGATCCAACGGTCCTTCTGTTTAGGTTTCTCACGTTGATTATTTCATCTGGTAAAATGTATGAATTTTGATTTTTCTTTA